GGCTACGCTTAGAAAGAAAATAGAGATTGCATCCAGAAAGGGCTGGATTAAAACATTAGATGGTCGCAAGGTGTATGTGCGTAGCCCACACTCAGCACTTAACTTTTTATTACAGAGTGCCGGGTCTATAATAGCTAAGAGGGCCTGGGTTATATTCCACACCCTTGCTAGTGACTATGACTACAAACAGCTTGGTGTTATACACGATGAGATACAAATAGAATGTGATCCATCAGATGCTGATAGGATTGGTGGTTTAGTTGTAGAAGCTATGGAACTGACAACAAATTATTACCATCTTAACTGCCCAATCACAGGTGAATACAAGATAGGCAAAAGCTGGAATGAAACACATTAGAATTTTAATAAGAGAGGAGTAGACTATGAAGTCTATTAATACAGTGGTACAAGATGTATATGATGTAATGAAGTCAAAGGATTATTCTGGAGACTTAAATGCGATAGCTATGCAAGCTGGTCGTGAGGTTGAAGAGGCACTTAAAGATGCCTTCAAGCCAAGAGAAGAAAACCGGCACTTGAGAATGTCAGGTATCGGTAGATGTGAGAGAGCACAGTGGTATAATTTTAAAGGTTACAAGCAAGAAGATATAAAAGGTGAGGTGCACCTGACTTTCTTGCAAGGCCACATACTGGAAGCTGTGCTTGTTGCCTTGCTTAAGTTGTCTGGACACACCGTGTCAGATCAACAAAAGAAACACACCGTTGAAGGCATCAACGGATCACAGGATTGCACGATTGATGGCGAGCTGGTAGATATAAAGACAGCCAGTGCCTGGTCCTGGGATAATAAGTTTAAAGAAGATGGTATTGATGGTGATGCTTTTGGATACATCAAACAACTGTCAGCTTATGGCAAGACAGACAAAAGAAAAGAGGGTTACTTCCTAGCTTTTAATAAAAACAAATCAACTCTTAAATTATGCAAGCAAGAGTTGGAGCAAGACATAGATACTTTTATTGTTGACTTAAAAGAAAAAATGAAATTAGACACACCGCCTATGCGTTTGGCTGGTGCTACAACTTGGAACAAAGCCAAGACACAAGAGAAGCTATGTATGACTTGCTCTTTTTGTGGATTTAAGGAAGACTGCTATGGCAAAGGCAATTTAGATGCCAGGCCTATACCCTCTGGAAAAATAATTAATTATTATGTTAACGAAGGAGCTAGCTTTTGAAACAACTACCTGAACTAAAGGCATACATTGCTGCAACATATGATGTGTGCTTGATTTGCGATGAATTAGAAATTGAACCTGAAGAATTATTGGAGGCGTTTGAGACAAGGCTCATTGCTAAGAAGGATAGGTTTTTAGAAGATTTTGAGGAGAATTACTAATGGAAACATACATAATATTAAGCTTTGGGCTGTTGCTTGCTGGTGCTTGTGCTATTTATTTTACACATAAACAAGCTTACCAAAAAGGGATCACTGATGCTGTGTTAATGCACAGGCAAGGAAGATTAAGATATAAAGACTACTATGACGATGATGGTGACCGAATGGTTGACATCCAAATTGACCCAATGGAGGACGAATGAACACATTACCAAATGATTACCAAAATTTTATAGCACTAAGCAGATACGCTAGGTGGTTACCAGAAAAGAAAAGAAGAGAGACGTGGGAAGAAACAGTTGCACGTTACTTTGACTTTATGGAAGAGCACCTTAAAGATAATACAGAAGGTGAGCTAACACCAAAGGTCCGCAAGGAATTGGAGACTGCTGTTCTTAAGCTAGAAGTAATGCCTAGTATGAGAGCATTGATGACTGCGGGCAAGGCACTAAAAGAAAATAATATAGCAGGATACAACTGTGCTTACCTGAGTGTTGATCACTGGAAAGCATTTGATGAATGTCTTTATGTATTGATGCACGGTACTGGTGTAGGCTTTAGTGTTGAGCGACAGTTTGTAACTAAGCTGCCTGAAATACCATCAGAAATGATAGACGTTGATGACGTAGTAGTTGTCAAAGATTCTAAAGAAGGTTGGCAGTCTGCATTCCGCAAACTGATTACTTATTTGTACGATGGTGAGATGCCAAAGTGGGATTTTTCTAAGGTCAGACCCAAGGGTGCAAGACTATCTACCTTTGGTGGTAGAGCCAGTGGCCCGGAGCCTTTGCTTGATCTGTTTAACTTCACTACTAATTTATTTAAAGAAGCAGTAGGTCGTAAACTTACAAGCTATGAGTGCCACCGTATGATGTGCAAGATTGCGGAGGTGGTTGTAGTGGGCGGGGTCAGGCGTAGTGCGTTGATTTCCCTCAGTAATTTAACTGATGAGCGTATGCGTAGTGCTAAGTCTGGACAGTGGTGGAGTGATACACCAGAGATGGCACTGAGTAACAACAGTGTGTGCTATACAGAGAAGCCAGATATTGGTATCTTTATGAAAGAATGGACATCACTTTATGAATCCAAGTCCGGTGAGCGTGGCATATTTAACAGGGAGGCTGCGAAAAAACAAGTTGAGTTTGGCACTGACGGAAGACGTGACACAGAGCACGAGTTTGGCTGCAACCCTTGCAGTGAAATCATATTAAGAGATGGTCAGTTCTGCAATCTAACTGAAGTTGTAGTTAGAGCAGAAGACAGCCAAGCAGACATAATGCGTAAAGTAAAACTTGCTACTATACTTGGCACGTTCCAGGCATCACTAACTGACATCAAAAGATTGCGACCTAAGTGGGTACACAATACAGAAGAAGAAGCCCTGTTAGGTGTAAGCTTGACTGGTATAATGGACAACAGTTTTATGAACGGTGGTGGAAACGGAAGAGGAATCTCTGAATGGAACAGCAACCAAAAGAGTTTACCTGATTTCTTAAAGTCTCTTAAAAGTCAAACCGTTGCTACAAACAAAGAGTGGTCAAAGGTCCTTGGCATAAGCCAATCAACAGCAACCACTGCCATCAAACCTAGTGGTACAGTCAGTCAATTAGTTGACAGTGCCAGTGGAATACATACAAGGCACAACGATTACTATTTTAGAAGAGTAAGAGCAGATGCCAAAGACCCAATAGCACAACTTATGGAAGATCAGGGCATCCCTTGTGAGGCTGATGTTATGAAACCAAAGAGTGTTAAGGTATTTACTTTCCCTATGAAAGCACCAAAGGGTGCTGTACTTAGGAATGAAAGGACTGCTATTGAGCAATTAGAACTGTGGTTTACATACCAAAAATATTATTGTGAGCATAAGCCTAGTGTAACGATCAGTGTCAGAGAACACGAGTGGATGGAAGTAGGGGCTTGGGTGTACAAAAACTTTGATGATGTTAGTGGTGTGTCTTTTCTGCCACACTCTGATCACTCATACCAGCAAGCACCGTATGAAGATTGCACCGAGGAAGAGTACACAGAGTTAGCTAAGAAAATGCCAAAGGCTGTGGATTGGAATTTGATTAGCACATATGAGCTGACAGATATGACAGTGGGCACTAAGACACTGGCGTGCACTGGTAGTGTGTGTGAGTTAGTTGACTTGGTTGAAGAAGAGAGGGATGTAGAATGAACCTCTTAATAATATTGGCTTTAGGTGTTGGTCTCATAATGGTTGATGACAGTAAAAAAGATCTGCCTACAATAATAGAGGAGCAGCTAATCTGCAAACCTTTAGACATTGATTCAAATATGTGTAATGGGTGGAGGACAGAATGAAAAAGTTAAAGGTACAAAACAGAATAGCAAGAATGATAAAGAAGTTTGTAATATACTCTGCTTTTATATCATCAATAGTTTCTGCGGGTTGTCTTATCTACGTTGTTCAGTGGTTAGAGGCCCTAAGAAAAGGGTGGCTTATATAGTCATATGTGTTTAATAATAAAGGAGTCAATATGTTAGATAAAATAATGAAAGGTGCAGACGGTGCAATAGACGTAGGCATTAAGCTAATCAGCTTATCAATTATATTACAAGTTATTTTCGGTGCGAAGGTAGCATTCTTAACTGGAGATGTAATTAGTTCTATACTTAATATAGTATGGACACTAGGTAACGCTGGACTGGCAGGAATTATTGCTGCTGGTATTATTTGGAAACTGCTCGACAAAGATATAATGAGTGGAGACAAGTAAGCGTATCAATAAACCTTGGGGTCTTGTCCAGATGGATGAGACTTCCAAGTTAATACATTGGAGAAGGGAAATGAAAGAAGATAAAGTAAACTCACCTAGTCACTATACAAAAGGCAAGATAGAAGTAATAGATTTTATTATAGATCAGAAAATGAGTTACCTTACAGCTAGTGCAGCCAAGTATCTTTGTCGCTGGGAACATAAGCACAAGGGTG